TAGTTAATAATATTTTCCATTTCTGACATGAATAACTTATCGTTTAGTTTAATATTAATCACAAGTCTACCGCCTGGTTTTCAGATCTGCGGACCACTATTTTGTAATACTCAACATTACCGAATGGGCCAACTACTGGTTCTTGTGATGCTATTTCAAATATTGTAGACTTCCCAGCACGAATACCTGCCGTTTCAATGTAGATGTCATTACAGTTTCTATCACGGACATTACTGATAACAATGTTTGTTAAGGAGTTACGTGCTTCTCTTGTTGAAATTCTAATGTCTGATTTAACACGACCGAATAAAATAATATCTTGTGTGATATTGACATTTGGTTTAATTTCTTCTTTTGCAGATCCACCTGCTGCTTCTAAGTTACAAGCAATTGTCTTATCATGCATCCACTGCTTTTTAACATTACCATAGGCACCCTGTTCAACTATTGGGTAATATACATCTGCCTGTAGTGGGAATATAAAGTCTGGATCTTCACAGATCATTTATAACACCCCGAATTTTTTTATAGATTTAACATACTTTGAAAGTATTTTATCTACTAAAATGTTTCCCGTTCCATCGAAAATCTGCTTATCAAACTGAATTCTAAATTGATCAGTAACGTATGATGATACGTATCTCTTATAATAATCTAATTTTCCGCAATCGATATCATGAATAAGTAACTCTGTTGCTCTCTTAATATCTGCTGGAATATTAACATATCCAACTTCTGCAACAACAGTGTAGTCGAATGTCTTTGGAAATCCTAAAAATCCAAACTTAAAATCAATAATGTCTGATGGTGCTTGTGGAATAATGTTTGCAGCACCTTCAAGTCTATTTAATGATCCAACATAACTTTGCTGAATTGCTGTACCATCTGGTGTTAACTCAAACACTCTATCCGTTACCAAAACATTATTTTCATATACTTCTAAAACATTTTTAACATCGTCCCAAAGAGGTAGGTAGTCGGAACCTAAGCCAGTCATTTGGATAATCTTCTTTTTGTAATAAAATCCATTGTCAACAATTGAGTCAATGATTGCTCTTGCTAACTGTTCTTGCTCTGCATACTTTGCGATTTCAGATGCAGTTGTTCCATGATCTGCTGGATTTGTATATGGTCTACGAATCTCATATGTTTCTTCATGAATATGCATTGTGTCTACCTTGACAACAACATGATAGTCATTGTCATATCTACCATCTAATGTAAATTGAAGCGTATCTCCAGATACCGCTTCTGCCGTAGTCTCTGTAAAAGAGAGATCCGCCATATCTGTGATTGTAATCACAAAATCTGTTGGTGTATTGTATCCGTTAGGAACAACAAAATCAATGCCTATTGCATTGTATGGCGGAACTCTTAGCACTTCCATTTATTATCGACCGTGCTCTTTATTAATTTCGTCTTGTGTAGCCTTGCGAACGCCACCCTTAGATAACCACTTGTCTTCGTTTGCCTTAAGAACAACGTTGAAACCCTTACTTAGATTTCCTACGCCATTCCAATATAGGCTACGATCTGACCAAAGATAAGTAACTTCCTTTTCTTTTCTTGTAGAAGACTTTGAAGCAGGCTTCTTTACTGGAGTCTTAGCAACTCCTATAGCACCGTTTACAATTCCAATGCCTTGTGCTTCTACAACTGGTTCAGATACAGGCTCTGCTGCTGGTTCAGCAACAATGACTGGCTCTTCAACGACTGGTGACTCAACCTTGACTTCTTCAACAGAAGGAGCCTCAACTGTTTCATCATTTACTAGTTGATCTAGGATTGCATCAATATCAGCATCATTATTAAAATTTTCTGACATATTTACCTCCAATGTATATATATTATAACAGATTACTAAAGATTAAGAGGGGGAGGAGATTTCGCCCCTACCCCCTCTCAAAAGGTACTGTTTACAGATTATGCATCTGCTGCAGCGTCTGCGTATGCGATTGCATCTTCTTCTTCCCATTGAATACCGAAGCGAACGAATACTGTATATTCTACAGTGTCCTTCTTTGCCTTGTATTCACGGTTTACAGTGATGTCTCGCTGGAAGCCCCACACACGGTTTGCTGGGAATGTCAAATCGACATATCCTGCTGGGTAGTAAGGAACTTCTTGTACGTCAATTCCGAGAACACGAGTTGTACGTGCTCCTCCGAATGTCTGACCCAAACCATCGAGATAGTTCTGACGGTTTGACTGTGTTGATCCTGGAGTCATTCCTGAGAATGCTTCAGCGACAGCATCAGCAAGGGTACCGTTGTGCTTAACAATACCTGCGAATGCATCTGTACCTGCGTAGAACTTAAGATTGTTCTTAAGTGCACGGTACTTACGTGGCATTGCTAGGATGATGTTTTGCATAACATCTGGTGTCCATGCGTTATCTGCTACTGTAACTACTGACTCGTGAGCGTCACCATTCTTAGCCTTGTTGACAAAGCCATTCATGATTGAAAGGAATGCATCTGAACCTGTACCTGTACCGTTAATTGCCAAATCTTCGATATCGTTACCGAAAGCGTTTGTCATTAAACGTACAAGGTGGTCTTCAAGAGCAGCCCCCTCGACACCATCTTCGAGTGCTTCAGCAGAAACTTCCCAGTCAAGACGAATCTTCTTGGTTGTAAGTTCTACCTTTGAGAATGTAGCACCAGTATTTGTGTAATCGCCGTTTGCTTGTGCAGCAGCACGAATTACACGCTCACCAACGTTAACTTTTTCAAGTTCCATGGTGTTTGCTCTCATCGTTACACGACGACCATCTTGGGCGAGAACGGTTGCGTCCCAAACATAATCGATGAATCGACGTGCTTGATCTGGACGTAGGATACCGCTAGCATCACCACCAGAAGGATTTACAGCATTTGGACCACTTGTGGTACCAAAGTTGGCTGTTGGGATGTTACCCAAAGTGCTTGCACCTGGATCTGTTACCCCACCAATACCACCAGAAGCGAACGCTCCTTCTCCGTTATAGAGACCTGAATCTGCGCCTGCTGCATCTGGATTATTTTTCTTAATATCTTCCGACATATTGTCACCTCCTAGTGATTTACTTAATTAAATAAGTCGGCTGTTTTGAGGAAACGACCGCCCCATAGGGATTTTTCAACCATTGCTGGTTGTTCCTGTACGATCTCGCCTAGATCGCCAGACTTTCGGAAAGCAGTGTCCGCTTCTACTGCATCTACTCTCTTTCCAAACTCGTTAAACTCTTCCTTAGCAGCGTTTACTTCATTGGCGACTGCTGTGATAGAGTTATTTATTGTTGCGATATCTGCTTTGCTTGTTGTCTTGAGAGACTCAACTTCAACTTGCAATGCTTTAACAGTTGCAACTAGATCGCTAAAGGCTGATGTGATAGTATTCTTGATTTCTGTTACTGCATCAACAATAACTTCATCTGACTTAGATACTTCTGCTGATGTGTCTTCTGTAACAACTACGTCTGCTTCATCTGACTTAGCAACTTCTTCTGTTGCTGGGACTTCTTCAGACTTAGTTTCTTCAGCAGTTGCTTCTTTTTCAACTGCTTCTGTTACAGGTGCTTCAACAACAGCATCTGCCTCTGGAGCGACCTCAGTCTTTTCAACGACAGTATCAACTGCTTCGATTGTTTCTTCAACTTCTGCAGTTACTGACTTCTTTGTTGACTTTGACATAGGATCTACCTCCTCATTCATCTTAGAAGTATTAATGCCTTTAGCACTATCGACTAAGAACTTGATCATTTCTGTTTTTTCGTTGTCTGTTTTTTCAACGAAACCTATATTTTTCATTTGTTCACCAGAAACTGGGCTAGTTTCTGTATCATTCTCTGATAAAAGAACAATGCCAGACTCAGAATCATAGAATACGTTCTCTAATACTGTGTCTACGATATCACCTTTAATTACATCGATACCGTCCACTTTTTCTACTGAAATAATATTTGCAAATTGATTTGCTGGATTATCAACAAGCGATAACTCAACTAAGTCGTAATCCTTAATAATTCTAATTGGTGTGTTTGACTTTGTATCCATTGCATCATCCCACTTATTCATACGTCCACCAATTGAAAATCCTGTATATGTACCATCTAAAACTTTTTCCCAAGCATCCTGTGCACCCTTTGAAACATATGTTGTAACTACAACACCGTTATAAAACTTCTTTGTCTCTGGATCAAAATACTTATCCTGCTTAAATGAAACCATTTTACCAACTGCTGAAGGCTGGTGCATTTCACGGATGTTGCCACGGAATTTAGAAAACGCTTTGAAAGACGCCTCTGCTGTTACAATGTCATACTGCTTGTCTAAGTTATCCAAAGACGCAAAACCTGTAACAAGACGTTTTTCTTTATCTACCTTACTGAAAGGCATCGATAGGCGAACATTCTCGCCCTCTGTGTCCCAATGGGCTTTAGAAATAGTCATACTAGTAATATTATAGACCCTTTTTAAACAAGTGTGTTAAAAATCACTAATTTATTGAGTAGATCTACCTTCTCCTTTTGGATTCCTACCAGATACCGTTGCTGGGCTGTCAGATGCGTTGTTTGCTCTCTCGCTATCACGCTGTCTATTTGCTGTTTCATTTGCTGTATCCTGTGGCTTCATCTGAAGTGGAGAATTACCCTCACCATCTGGGCGTTGTGGCATTCCCAAGATTTCACGAGCCTCGTCTGGTAATAATATTTGTGTTTTGACATATCGCTCAAGAATCTGTGACTGAGCAATCTCATCTGTTAGAGTTAGTTCGTTAAACTTAAATTCTAGGATGTCTGTCTTCTCACGTATGATCTTATTGATCATCTTCTCTAGGGTTCTCTGTGCTGGTCGTGCAACTTGCTCCTTAAATGTTCTATCTTGAGCAAGGGCTGCTGCAATAGCAGATGAGTCGCCTCCACCAATCTTTGAAAGAGGAACCTGATGAGCGATCAAAATATCGTCACGATTTTGTTTTCTATATCTTTCAAATGATGCTTCCTGAACACCATTCTCGATTGGTTCCATCTTGAACTCAACCTTGTTTTGATCAGTGTCTCCTGGTAGCGGAATATACAAGGTTCTATGGCTTTGACCCTTAAGGTTAGTTTGTAAAAATCTAAACATCTTATCTTCTGCATCTGCAGATAACTGTGCACCCTTTAGTGTTACAACATATCGTGGGACAGCCTTATTACTGAAGTAGTCAATGTTGTATTGCGATGCTAATTGATCTCCATGCAATGAAGAAATTGCAGACATAATATCTGGAACACCATAAAATGTATTAAGTGGTGAGTATTGCTTAAAGTGAATAATCTCATTTGGTCTTGGATCTGACGTAATAGGGTTAGCATTCTTTGCACCAAAGTTACGGAAGTAGACTACCTTTTGACCAATGATTTGTACATACCCGTCTTTTAATCTACGTGTTCTCATTGTAGTTGAAGGAATATGACCAACATATCCAATCTCACCACGAATGGTTCTTCCAACTTCTAGATATCCATTTCCAGTTGCCTGAACATCTGTAAATACTTTTTCCATTGTAGTTGTAAAAGAATCTTCGTCATTAAGAGATTCTAACCAGTCACGTAATTCGATCTTTGCTTTTTCGATTCTTCTTCTTGCATTTTCAGCAGTCTTTGCTTCGCTTGCCTCTAACTTAAGAAGTGTTCTCTTAGAAACCTCAAAGTCATATCCTAATCCAACAATGTTTTCTACCTTAGCATCAATCGCTGCATGGTTAGCAAATGATGTATCATAATAGTTTGCTAATTCATATAAGTTCCATGGCGGTGTAATAACATCAAACAAACCATATCCATTGCGATATACCGTTCCAGGATTAATCTCTTTAGAACGTGCACCGTTAACGCCCATATTATCAGCAAGGGCATTATCTAAATACTGTTGGGTTATATCAACCTTTGACATTCTTGCTGCTCTTCGCTTAAAGTTATTCTCTAGTCCAGAGAAAGCCTTCAGGTCATCCCATGTTTTTGTAAATGGGTCTGCATCTGCAAATGCATTGACTTCTTCTTTTAAGTCATCTACCCGTGCATAAATCTTGGTTTCATCCATTATTCGTCACTTCCATACTTGTCATAAGTATCCTTA